TGCCATCGCGTCGACAGCGGCGGAGCTAAACATCTTGAGCGGCGTCACCGCGACGACTGCCGAGCTGAACTTGCTAGACGGCGCCACAACAGCCACGTCGACCACAATTGCAGACGGTGACCGCGTAATCGTAAACGACGCAGGCACGATGGTGCAAGTCGCCATGACAGACTTGGCTACATACTTCACCGGCGACGTTACAGCGGTAGGCGCGTTGGACGCTGGTAGCATCACGTCTGGCTTTGGCGCAATTGACAACGGATCGTCCAATATCACAACGACCGGCACAATCTCGTTTGGCACTTTAACAGATGCAACGACAAGCGTAACATCGATTAAAGACGAAGACGACATGGCGTCTGACGACGCGTCGGCTCTTGCGACGCAGCAATCGATTAAGGCGTATGTCGATGATAAATCAATCACGCAGACGTCTGGCTCTGCGCCATACTATGGCGCGCGTGCATGGGTAAACTTTGAAGGCTCAGCTTCTGGTGCTACAATTCGTGGAAGTCAAAACGTGGCCAGCGTAACGCGTAACGCCGCGGGTAACTACACAGTGACCCTGACAACGGCTATGGCTGATACCAATTACGCAGTCGTCGTAAATGCAATTGCAAGCGATAACACGGGCGGAGTTAGGTTTCACGGCGGCTACCCAAGTTCTACGACTGAGGTAAATGTTTACGCAACTAGCGATGCTAGAGATGGTAGTGATTTAACAATGTGGAATGTAGTCATCTTTGGTTAGGAGTACGCTATGCCTCTGGTGAAGCTAGACATACCAGCCGGCGCGGTACGCAATGGCACAGAATACGAAACAGGCGGACGTTGGCGCGATATGTCACTCGTCCGCTTTTACAATGGCGTCCTCCAACCGATCAACGGGTGGCGCAAACGCGTCGCCAATCAGCTTACCGGCATCCCACGCGCAATGCATACGTGGCGCGAGAACGATGGCACACGCTGGCTGGCCGTTGGCACGAACTCCAACCTATACGCGTTTGAGGCTGGCAACACGCTCAGCGACATCACGCCAGCAGACTTAACCGCGGGTTCTGCGACGCAAACTGGCTCCGTGGGCTACGGCGTTGGCGCATACGGCGACGATGAGTGGGGCGCGCCGCGTAAGGAAGCGTCCACAACGCTTGTAACACCGGCTGCGGTGTGGAGTTTAGATAACTGGGGCGAGTACCTCGTAGGCGTCTTGTCCAGCGACGGACGCATTTTCGAGTGGGACTTAACATCCGGCACTGCGTCGGTAATTGCCAACGCGCCTGTCGGCGTTGACGGGGTCATCGTAACCGAGGAGCGCATCATCTTCGCGTTAGGCGCGCAAAACGATCCGCGCCGCATCGATTGGTGCGACCAAGAGAACAACACTGAGTGGACTGCGTCGGCGACGAACCAAGCCGGTAACCAGATACTGGCGACCAACGGCAAGATCGTTACCGGCTCCAAGGTGCGCGGCGGTACGCTGATCCTAACAGACATCGATGCACACTTGGCCACATACTTAGGCCAACCGTTCGTGTATCGCTTTGACCGCGTGGGCACAGGCTGCGGCGCTGCGTCGCAGGGCTGCGTCGTGCAAGTTGACGTAGGGGCAGTGTGGATGGGACGCGACGGCTTCTGGATTTACGACGGTGCCGTGCGTCCATTGGAAAGCCCAATTGCTGATTACGTGTTCCGCAATCTTAACGAAAGCCAGATCACGCGCGTGACGGCGTTTAACAACTCCAAGTATGGCGAAGTGTGGTGGCTGTATCCAAGCGGGGACAGCAACGAGTGCAATCGCTACGCCGCGTGGAGTTACCGGAATAATACGTGGACAATCGGCGAGCTTGGCCGCACCGTAGGCACTGACGGAGGTATTTTCGGCCAGCCTATCATGGCAACCGCTGACGGCTACGTTTACGATCACGAGGTTGGCTGGAATTACGACGGAAACGATCCGTTCGCTGAGACGGGGCCAATTGAAATCGGTCAAGGTGATAACTTGGCCGTGATTACGCGCCTCATACCTGACGAGCGCAACTTAGGCGACGTCACGGCGACGTTCACGAGCCGCCTGTATCCGAATGCAGACGAGAGCACGCACGGGCCGTTTACGCTCACCGCTGAGACGGATGTGCGATTTACTGGACGCCAAGTGAAGCTGAAGGTAACGGGCGCCAAGAACAGCGACTGGCGTGTCGGCGACATGCGCGTTGACGTGAAGCAAGGAAGCAAGCGATGAAGAAGCTGCCAGTTGCCGGCCCAACGTATGACTATAAGCTGGAAAACATCCGCAACGACATCATTGAGCAGGAGCTGGCGCTTTGTTTGAAGAAGCGTGAGAACGTCTACCTAGATGAAGACGTGCAAGTGAAGTACACGGCTGCTGATGGCACTGAGTACACATTTGGCCAAGTGACCGAAGACACCGTGTCCTTGCAGACGGATGTCACGACGTTGCAGTCTAACTTCACGACGCTAGACGGTGAGGTTACGGCGAACGCTACGGCGGTGTCTGGCTTAGAGACGCGCGTCACAAGCGCAGAGGGTAACATCAGCTCGAATGCTACGGCGATCACGTCTTTGCAGACAGACTTAACGAGCGCAGAAAGCGATATCGCTGCGAACTCTAGCGCCGTGACAACGCTGACATCTAGTGTGTCGACATTGGATGGTGAGGTTAGCGCGCTTTCGTCTAACGTGACTTCCTTGACAACCACGGTTGGCACTAATACGGCAAACATCACTACGAACGCTAGTTCAATTAACGGCATTGAGGGCAAGTACGCCGTTAAAATTAACAACAATGGCCATGTATCTGGATTCGGCTTAATTAGCACGGCCAACAACGCGACGCCGACAAGCACGTTTACGGTCACAGCAGACGCATTTAAGATCGTCGACACAAGCGGCGCAGCGACGCCAACGTCGCCGTTTGAGGTATACACGTCCTCACGTACCGTGGATGGCGTTACGGTGCCGGCAGGCGTTTATATGGAGAACGCCAACATCACTTCTGCGCAGATTAAAACGCTAGACGCCGACGTGATTACGGCTGGGACTATCAGCGCAGACAGGCTCAGTGTTGACGGCGTTACAATCGATACTAGCGGTGGAAACTTAATAGTTAAAAATGGCGGCGTTGACACTGCGCAGATTAAAGATGATGCACTAAGTGCAAGTGCTACCGCTACTGCCTCATCTGCATCTGTTACTACGTCAAACTCTGATGTTTTAAGCACTTCAGTGTCAGCAGTTTTTGGCGAAAGATTTTTGGTCGTAGGCAGGGTTGCATCAATAACAACAACCAATTCTGCTCACTATTTAGATGAGGCAATTGTATTCTTAAACAACGTATCAACTGCATATGTATATGATGTAAATGCAGGAACATCCTCAACTACCAAAGGCGGTTTTACTGTCGCTGGTATAATAACAGCTACTGCTACTGGCTCTTTAACTGTAAAGATTAGAATGAGAGCCAGCGGTGGTACTATCACCTGTAATAACATATTTTTGAACATTATAAGGCTAAAGAAATGAAAAGATTTGTTATTTATAATTCATCAGGGCAGATACTTTGGGCTGGAACAAACGATAGTGACATTGCTCAAAACAAAGACGGCGAGTTTGAGTTAGAGTGTGATTGGCCTGATGACATTGAGAATTATGTAGTAAGTGGCGGTGCTTTGTCTCGCAAACCGCAAACTGTTATAGATCAGAGAGTAAGCGAAGAGAGAATTTCTAAATTACGAGGACAAAGGGACGCATTACTCGCATCCTCCGACTGGACGCAAGCCGCCGACAGTCCGCTCTCCGACGCTAAGAAGGCGGAGTGGGCGACGTACCGCCAGCAGCTCCGCGACTTACCCGCTAACACGTCCGATCCTGCCAACCCAACATGGCCTACGCCTCCGTCCTAGCCAAATGAGTAATAATGTTATACAATTCAGGCAAGCGCCAAAAGTGAGGGTGTTACCGGCCGTCCCAGAATGCCTAGACGAGTTTCTGGATGACGCCATAAAGCTACTCACGCCGGCGATACGACGTCAGGAGCATAACGCCACCGTTGAGGACGTCATAGAAGACATACGAGGTGGAGGTGCAGTCTTGTGGTGCATCTACCTAGAGGACAAGTTGACCGCGGCGCTGACGACATGCGTTGTGAAACACCCTCGAAGGACTACCCTAAAAATTGAGTTTATGGGCGGCACGCAGATGGACGAGTGGATGAACGAAACGATCGCAACGCTCTCAGAGCTTGCAAAGCGCGCGGAGCTAGATGGCATCGAGGCGGATGGCCGCAAGGGATTTGACAAATATGTAGGCGCGTCGCCGTTTCGCGAAGTCTACAGACACTACGAGATGGAGTTGCTCTGATGAGTACTACGAAAACCACAACAAGTAAGATGGATCCGATCCAACAAAAGTTTATGGAAGAAACGCTTCTTCCGTTTGCTCGCGAAATTGCTGGCACGCCATTTGAGACGTTTGAGGGTGAGCGCGTAGCAGGCTTCACGCCTACACAGCAGCGTGCGTTGTATGGTTACGGTCAGCTCTCACTACCTAGTGAGCTTGCGACGGCATCTGGCATTGTGGAAGACGTCGCGACAATGACGCCAGAGGAGCTGTCAGCTCAGCGCGCGCAGTACGCGCAAGAGTACACCGATTTAATCATGGATCCAACGCGCGCACGCTTGCTTCGCGAGCAAGACATCGCCCGCTCAACCGAAGCCGGCCAGATGACACGAGCGCTTGGCGGCGCAGGATTTGATTCAACGCGCCGCGGAGTTGCCGAGGGTGAGCGCGAGGCAGCGCGTGACGTTGCAGTGCGAGAGCTGGAGGCGCGCATCGCAGGCCAAGGGCTCGACTATGGCACGCAGCGCCTTATGTCAGACATCGGCTTGCGCACAGGCGCGGCGGGTCAGCTCGCCGGACTTGGCATGACGGGGCTTGGTGCGCAAACAGACATCTTGGGTCGCCAGATGGGCGCAGGAGAGGTGGAGAGGGCACTGGAGCAGGCGCGCTTGGATGTGCCTTACGAGGATTACCTTGCGGCAATGCAATATCCGCTCACGCAGTTTGGCGTACTTACTGGTGCCGGTCAGGCGTTCCCTGCGGGCATTGGTACGACGACATCTAAGGAAGGTGGATTAGGTTATACGCTTGGAGCCTTGGGCAGCTTTGGCCAAGGTGCAGGCGCAATGGGCTGGAAGCCGTTTTGATAGGAGCAGTCTAATGGAATATATACTTACGCAAGAAGATATTGATCGCTACGGATTTACGGACGCCATTGAGGGTGACAAGGCTACGCCCGCTGAGCTTTCGACGATGGGAATGTATACTGCGCCATTTGCGCCGCAGGAAGAGCGCGCAGGGCAGCTTTCCGTTCCAATGCCAAGCGTTGAGGTTGAGCAGTTAAAAGCTGCGCCAGTAGCAAGTCGTCAAGGTTTAACAACCCAAGAATTAGGAGCCGTGCCTAACAAAGATCGCTACATGAGTGGTTACTCCGCATTGCGTAGTTTAGGTCTTGATAGTGGTCAAACATATGAGGCGCTTGCTGGTATGGGCGCAGTAGATGTACCCCCGCCAGTAGCAAGTCAGACTAACACATCGCGCTCTGAGTCCGAGGTTAAAGTCGATCAGTCAGACACATCACGCTACCAGCCAACATTCTCTGAGATGTCACTGGCGCAGCGTGGCTTTGATACTACGCAGGCAACGCCAAAGACGGACGCGCTTATTGATATTTTAAGTAAGCCGATATCACAAGACCCGTTCGAGGGGCTTTCTCGCAACCAGCGAACAATGCTTGCGTTTGCCGCTATGCGCGACGCAGGCGCAGCCTTACGTGGCCAAGAAGGCACAGCCTTCAACACAACACTGGCAGGGTTTCGCGATCTAAAAGACATGGAGCGTAAGCGGCAAATCCAAGTTGCGCAATTAGAGCAAGATCGAGCTCGCAAGGCGCAGATAGACGCGCTGTTGATGCCGTCTTCTGTTGCTGGCGCAGCGCCGACTTCAGATGTCAGTGCTCTGCCTAAGTCTACTGTCAGCCTTAATAAGCAAATTGCGGCGCTTCGATCTCAACTTGGCACATACGCGTCTCTCGACCAGATGGATGCGTATAATGCTCGCATGTCTGAGTTAGAGGGCGACCTTGAGGCGGCAAATATCCGCGAGACAGCGGAGAAAGAAAAAATACAAGTCTCTGAGGGTAAGCTGTTAGAGGCTAAAGGCGCTATGAGCGCAGCCAAACGCGCACTATCTGCCTCACTTGGCATGGAAGAGGGCGAAGAGTTTGACCAATACTTGGAGAACGCCGTTGCGGGCGGACAATTTGATCCAAGTCCATTTTTCGTCAGGCGCCAAAGCTGGGTGCCTGACAGCCGTCCCTTTAAAGATTTTCAAGCTGCCGCAAATCAGCTTGGCGCGATTATGACATTCCAGAACATGTCTGACGTTATCAAGGCTGGCGCAAAGCTAGGCATTCTCTCTGATAGCGACATCAGATTGCTTGGCAGTCTAAGTGGCGTCATTGATCCTGTTAATATGCCAGTGCAATCCGCTGAAAATATTTTGCGTCTTTACGATAAATTAGGTCAAACCATCACTCGCCTCGAGGGCGAG